CATGTGGTTCTATTGGAATTGCAGAAGGATTTAAGTCACAAAAAAAGGTATTTGTAATGACGTTGGCTTCCTTAAAGGCCAATTTTTTCAATCAATTAAAAGAATGTGGTGACCCATTATATCGTCTTAATCAATATTGGGAATTTGTATCGATTGAAGGTAAACCTGATTATATTCCTTTATTATCCAATATTTTATCCATTCCAAAAGAAGTTATTAAAAAACGCAAAGGTGCATGGATGGTGAATGTATCCAAAGAGGCCAATTTCGAAGATTTGAGCGATGAAGATAAAAGAACACTTAACGAACAAATCGATATAATGATTCGTTCAAAATATATTGATGTTAATTACAATGGTTTAACTGAGACCAATATTGATAGCAAATTAAAACTACAACAAGGAGAATTTAAAAAGGGTAACAAAAATCCATTCGATAACAGTGTTGTTGTCGTCGATGAAGTACATAACTTAGTAAGTATGATTGTTAATAAAATGAACGAAAAAAAATCCATTTCTTATTTACTTTACCAATATTTAATGAGTGCATCTAATGCGCGCATTGTGCTATTGTCTGGAACACCCATTATTAACTATCCAAATGAAATAGGTATTCTTTTCAATATTTTACGAGGCCATATTAAAACTTGGAATTTTCCAGTAAAAATTACAAGCGGAGCAAAAAAACCAACACGTGATAATATTGTTCAATGGTTCGAAGACGAAGGTCTTAGTACATTTGATTTCGTTGATTATTCAGGTGATAATGTAACAGTAACAAGAAACCCTTTTGGATTTATCAATAAAACAGTACATAAGAAAAAATATGGAGGAGCTTCCAAATCTACAAAGAAAAACCGACCCTTGTCCAAGAAAAACACGCGTAAACATAGAGAAGTTATTGAAACCGAAAATGGATTAGCAAAAATTATTGACCGAAATCCAGAATCCATTTTGGATGAAACCGATGAAAAACGTAAAATGCGTATTAATGCATTATTTGAAACACAAAAAGGAGGAAGTTTTGAAGACTATAGAGGAGTCGTTTTGGATGAAACTGGAAATATAAGCGATGCAGATTTCAAAAAGATAGTTGTAAAAGCATTGAAAAAACATGGATTGGAAACAGCATTGCCTTCTAAGATTAAACATATTGGACATAAAGCATTACCTGATAATTCAAAAGAGTTCTTGGACAAATTTGTTGAATTAGATTCTTCTGAAATGAAGAATAAAGATGTTTTTCAAAAACGTATTCTTGGACTTACTTCTTATATAAAAGGTGTAGATGATGATTTATATCCAAGTTATATTTCATCCGACCATGATAAAGTCTTCCATATTGAGCGAGTACCTATGAGTCAATATCAATTTACATTGTACGAAAAAATTCGTGAAGAAGAAAGTAAACAAGAGAAAAAAACAAAGCAGCAAATGTCGAAACAAAATGCAGAAGAATTATTCAAAACATCGTCCACATATAAAATAGCATCTCGTTTGTGTTGTAATTTTGCATTTCCAGACCCACCTGGAAGACCTAAGAAAAATACTGGAGAATTAATTGGAAAAGAAGATATTGGTGATTTTGAATATGATGAACCGAAAAAGGGAGGTGCTGGAGATGACCCAAAACAAAAGAAACTTCAAGTTCTTGGAAATGTTGTTTTAGAAGATATTGATGTTTTGGATGCTGAAAAAGAAGCCGAGGAAAAAGAAGTTGAAGTACTGGAGAAAGAAGAGGAAGAAGGCGAGGAAAAAGAAGTTGAAGTAGTGGAGAAAGAAGAGGAGGAAGCCGAGGAAAAAGAAGTTGAAGTAGTGGAGAAAGAAGAGGAGGAAGCCGAGGAAAAAATGGAAGAAGCACCCATCGAAGAATTTAAAGTAAAAATAGCCAAGAAAAAACCCAAAGATTTTGGTAAACAAGTAGCCGAAGTATTAATGGAATTAAATTCGCGAAAAGAAGAAGTTTTCTCACCTGCAGGATTAAAAACGTATAGTCCAAAATTCTTAAAAATTCTGAAAAATCTAACAAGTACAGACAATATTGGTTTACATTTAATTTATACACAATTTCGTACTTTAGAAGGTGTAAGTTTACTGAAATATGTCTTGGACGCAAATGGATTTGCAGAGTTTAAAATACAAAAAATTCCTAATTCAAGTGATTGGGAAATTGTAGAAGATGAAAAGGATAAAGGAAAATTAAAATATGCATTGCATACAGGTACGGAAACCGATGAAGAAAAGAAGATTTTGTTAAATATATATAATTCTAATTGGGGAGAAGTACCTTCTTCTATAGTCAATAAATTACAAGAAGAAGACAAGGAAAACAATTTCATGGGCGAATGTATTAAAATATTGATGATTACAGCTTCAGGTGCAGAAGGTATTAATCTTAAAAATACACGTTTTGTACATATTGTAGAACCTTATTGGAATATGGTTCGTTTAGAACAAGTGATCGGTCGTGCACGAAGAATTGCGAGTCATATGAGTTTACCAGAAGATTTACGAACAGTCAAAGTATTTTTATATATGTCTGTAATTCCAAAAGATATTTTAACATCTGATAAACACAAAAGTTTACGAAATCGAGATATTAGCCGTTTAACCAATAAATTAGCAGAATCGATTGATGATTCTACATATTTAGGACGATATGTGAAAAATTTGAATAATGTACCAGGAGTCATTAGTACAGATGAACAATTATTTGAACGAGCTATGCAAAAAGACCAAGTAAACTCACAAATATTAACAGCCGTCAAAGAAAGTGCAATGGATTGTAGTTTATATGAACATAAAGATGAAAATCTGGCCTGTTATTCATTCGGTAAAGTAAGAACAAATGCCTTTGGGTCTTTTCCAACATTGGAACAAGAAATGGCACAACGAGGTGTTGAAGAAACCAAAAAGCAAAAAGTGTCTTATCGAGAATATATGTACAATGGTAATAAATATGTTCAAAATAAGAAAACATATGAATTATATACATATGATGACTATGAAAAGGCCAAAAAGACACGAGCGATGATGTATCCAATAGGTAAAGTCATTTATAAAGGAAAACAAGAAAATGTAGTGTTATATTAATATGGACCTATTAAAAGTACCCAAACGTTATATTCCCGATGTATTATCAAAAAAAGATAAAAAGAAACAGAAAAAAAGCCTTCGAAAATCACGAAAATTATATAAAAAAGGTAAATATTACACTCGACCTAAAGTGAAATCTTTTAAATCGCGAAAATCCAATCATTTGAAGCGTGCAGAAAAATTATACAATGTAGATAAAATCAAACCAAGTAAAGAATTGGCCAAACAAACGAAATGTACCAAAAAAGCTTTAGAGAAAATAGTTAGTAAAGGACGCGGTGCTTATTTTTCAAGTGGTTCTAGACCGAATCAAACTGCAGAATCTTGGGGACTGGCTCGATTAGCCAGTTCCATAAGTGGTGGAAATGCATCTATTGTCGATTATCATATTTTGAAAGAAGGATGTAAACCAAGTAGTAAAGCATTAAAATTGGCTCGTAAAACATGTAAAAAACAAAATAAAAAATGCGATTAATTAATACATTAAAAAATTATTAAATTTTTATTTAATGATTTTATATAATGAGAGGAGCTATATTCAAACAAGTGAAGAAACTAATCCCAAAGATTAGCGATACAGAGCTAATTGCATTACGTTCCGGAACAACTTCCATCGACCGAATGTTGTTTGAAGGAAAAGTACAACAGCGTTCATTTGAAAAACAAAATGACCAGATTTTTGATAAAAATAAAATTAATGAATTATTGAAAAAGTTTCCCGACCAACATATTTTCCCAAACAGCGATTACAAAAGTCTATTTGACCATATGGGAAAACAAGGATTTTTCTCTTTTTTGATACCAAAAGAGTATGGTGGATTTAAAACATCGGTCGAAGAAATGTCGAATATTTTAACATATGTAACTTCCGCCAATCCTTCTTTAGGCGTTGTTACAATGGTTCCTAATTCACTTGGACCATCCGAACTTTTACTTCATTATGGTACAGAAGAACAAAAAAATAAATACTTACCGCAGCTAGCAAATGGAGACAAAATCCCTTGTTTTGGATTAACAGGACCTAACAATGGTTCGGATGCTACAGGTTCCATTGATAAAGGAAGCGTTTTTATGAAGGATGGAAAAATGAAAATATCGGTCACATTAAACAAACGCTATATTACATTAGCACCTGTTTCGAATTTAATCGGTATAGCATTTCGACTAGAGGACCCGTATGAATTGCTGGATAATGGAAAACAAGGTGTTACTGTAGCATTGGTAGAAAAGGGCCATTTAGGATTAAAACAAGATTATTATCATAATCCTTTGGACACTGGATTTCCAAATGGTACATTAGAAGGTACAATTGAAATAGACCCTAGCCAAGTGATTGGTGGAGCAAATAATATAGGCGAAGGATGGAAAATGTTGATGGAGTGTTTGGCTGCTGGACGTGGTATTTGTTTACCGGCCACTGCTAATGCATCATCCAAGGTGGCTACTGTTTCGATGTTTTTATATGCAAAACACAGACATCAATTCAAATTGAACTTGATTCATATGGAAGCCATTCAAAACAAGTTAGCCTCTATGTTGTACAATACATGGGCTATTCAAGCAAGTATTTATGTAACGAACAAACTCTTGGACGAAGGCGAAAAACCATCGGTCATTAGTGCTATTATGAAAGAACAAACAACCGAACGTGGAAGACAAGTCTTGAATGACGGTATGGACATTTATGGCGGTTCTGGAATATGTAAAGGTGAAAACAATATGTTGGAAAAATTCTATAGAAATGTCCCAGTGGGTATTACAGTAGAAGGTAGCAATGTATTAACTAAAAATCTCATCATTTTTGGCCAAGGATTAAATAAAAGTCATCCACATATTTATCCCATCTTGGACGCTATTCAAAATAATGATGAAAAAGAATTTATGGAAAAATTCAAAACAATTGTAAAACATTCTTTAGGCCTTTATTTTGAATCATTGAAGTCTTCCATGTTGGAATTTGATATTTTGAAAAAACAGACCATTGATTTCGCATGTTTAGCAAATTTCGTTGCTTTAAAAGGAGGAGCCATTAAACGTGAACAAACATTATCAGCAGATATGGCTTCTATTATGTCGAACCTTTATTTAGCACATTGTGTACAAATTTATGAAAACGACCATCAAGTAAGTCGAGTATTAAAGAATTATATAATCGAACGCCTTACAAACGAAAATAAATTGGTTTTCAATCGCATATTGCAAAATAACCCTTTTGGACCTTTGTTAGGATTTATGAAAAGCAATGTAAAAGAAAATTATCAAAGCAATAGAATTATTATCAAAGAACTAGAAACCAATCCTCTTATTATGGAAAAATTAAAAGAAAATATCTATATAGATGGAGGTTTAGAAAAATTATTAAAATTAGATAACATGGACAGAAAAAGTGAAGAATATCAAAAATTATATGATGATGTAATTCAAGTAGGAAAATTTGAAATAAAATAATTTTTTTTTTATTAAAATAAATATAAGATTATATTAATATTTATATTAATATGAGACGAATTTCAAGTTGGAATTCAACAAGATATGTAACAGGAACTTCTTTTTTTTTTACTGTTCCAGCGATGTATTCTTATTTTAAATATAATATGATATTTCCTCCATTATTACTGTGTACAACTTCAATAATATCGGCAAATTATTGGAGGGATGCGATGGATGATTGGAGAAGAACTTTAGATTTATACTTTTCAAAACTATCTTTTTCTTATTTTGTAGGATGTGCTTTTTATTATATTCCTTTTAAGGAAAATATAATTGTAGGAATACCAAATTTACTTTTAATATTATATTGTTTTCATAAATCTGATACAGAACATAAAAAGAAAAGTAGAAGCTGGCTTTATTATCATATTGGATTTCATTCATTGATTACTTTCCAATTATTTGTTATTTTTGATTATATAGGAAAAAATAAATTAACAAAAAATATATTAATGTCTAACAAAATATAAAAAGAAATTCGTTTAAATTCTTATAAATTGACTTTGTCATGAACGAAGAAAATAACGTATTAACTATAAAAACTGTTCAAATCCAACCAATTAGAAATATGATAACTGCTATTAAGGATGTATTAACTGATGCTACCATTACATATACAGAAAATGGATTAAAAATAATAAATTTTGATAAAACCCATACAATTTTGGTAAATGTAATTTTACGTGCAGAAAAATTTGAATTGTATGATTGTAAACCAGAAAAAATTATTGTTTGTGCTAATACAATGCACTTGTTTAAGGTAATTTCAACAATGTCGAACGATGATACATTGTCTATGTATATTGATAACGACGATTATCATGATGGAATTGTATCTCATTTAGGACTTCAATATGATAATGGTGATATTAAGCAATGTTATAGTCAAAAATTAAGACTTATTGAACCAGATACAGAAGAATTAGTAGTACCTGATGTTGAATATTCTACAGTTATCAATTTACCTACATCCGATTTCCAAAAAATCATTCGTGATATGAATGGTATTTCAGACCGTATTGAGATAAAATCCGTTGGAAATGATTTGATTTTTTCATGTGAAGGAAATTTCGCAAGTTCTCGTATTTTCCGTTCTGAATCCGATGGATATATGGAATTTATTCAAAAACCTGATGCTTCTGTTATTATTCAAGGTGAGTTTTCTTTGAAAAGTCTTTCCCATTTTATTAAATGTACACCTTTATGTAGTCATTTAGAAATGTATTTGGGAAATGATCTTCCATTGATTGTAAAATATGATGTTGCTTCTTTGGGTGAAATTAAATTATGTTTAGCACCTTTGCCTCCCAGTTAATTGAAAACCTTGAAGATTTGAAATAATATATTTTAAATCTTCATAATTAAGATAAAATTGAAATTTCAAAATAAAATTTATACATATAAAAATCATGAGCACTACAAGTTATATAGAATACATGCTTTCCTTATTGTCTTATCACAAATCAGAATATAAAAAGTCTAATGAAACTATTGAGAATATTTGTATGGAAGCAAATAACTTAATGGAACAAGCTGGAAGAAAATCAACACAATCTGTACAGTTGAAAAAAATATTAACGACTCTTAATACCTGCACATGCTGTAAACGCCATCAAACAAACCGACCTTCTTTGATTGATCTTGAAAAAGGACATAATGGAGATTATCCATATAGTGATACAACTCAAAATGATAAAATCAAACAATGCAATTGTAGTTGCAGACATACATCAAGATGGATAGTTAGACACCTACATAAATAATTATATACATATGTTATTTACTAATATAAAGAATACCAAATAATATAAAAGTAAACAGCAATATAATATAATGTTGTTATCTCTTTTACTACTAACACCTTTGTATGTTAATTCAACAAAACCACACTTGGCTACAACAGAAATTTTGAAGTTTAGAAATTTCTATCAAAAAATACCGTTTAATACGCTTATGGATGAAATTGATAAAAATGAAGTCGATAATATTTATTTTACACCATCAATGGATACAGTAATTGCTGAAACATTAAATGGAAAGAGTGATGATATAGCAGATGATTATTCATCAACACAAATCACACCTTATGTATCGAATTATGTTTTGGAAGCAGCAATGAAAAAGAATGTAAGACCTGTATTTTTACAACCACTTCAACCAGGATTTATTGAATCAGCGATTGTAACTACAGTTCAAGGAATTAACACTTTTTTTATTCCATTTATATTAGTAACTACATTAATTTCAGCATTTCGTGGAAGAAATATGAACAATCCAAATTCGATAATGCCCGGTGGTATGAATAGTAGACCATCGTTTTTTGGAATGGGTGGAAAAAATGATTTTGAAAAAGAAAATATGTTAAAATCGAATATTTCTTTGAGTAGTTTTGCGGGAAGTCCAGAAATATTTCAAGAATGTACAGAAATAGTATCTTATTTAAAAAATGAAACGTTGTTTAAAAATGCTGGTGCTGAAGTACCTCGTGGTATTTTATTGGAAGGTCCACCGGGAACTGGAAAAACCCTTTTAGCAAAGGCAATTGCAAGTGAAGCTGAAGCTAATTTTATTTCCATAGCTGCATCTGAATTTGTAGAAGTGTATGTGGGTTTGGGGGCGTCAAAAATCCGTTCATTGTTTGAAAAGGCTCGTCAAAATAAACCATGTATTCTTTTTATTGATGAAATAGATGCGGTAGGTAGACAACGTGGTGCTGGTGTTAATATGGCGAATGATGAACGAGAACAAACATTGAATCAATTATTGGCTGAAATGGATGGGTTTACAAATAATGAAGGAATATTAATTATGGGAGCAACCAATCGAAAAGATGTTTTGGACCAGGCATTGTTAAGACCAGGACGTTTTGACCGTCTATTGAATGTTCCATTACCAGATGTGGATTCGCGATTATCTATTTTAAATGTGCATTCAGCAAATAAAACATTTGCCGACGATGTAGATTTGAATTTTTTGGCGGATTTAACTGCAGGATTTTCAGGAGCTCAATTGAAGAACTTATTAAATGAAGGTGCTATTCATGCAGCACGAGAAGGAAATTCAGTAATTAGTGTAAGTAACCTTTTGGAAGCATTAGATAAATTGATTGTAGGTATTGTGAAGAAAACGGATACAAGAGACAAAGATGCGCGTAAAAGAGTCGCTATTCACGAAACAGGACATGCGATTTTGGCTGCACTTTTTGATAAATATTTTGAATTAAAAAAGGTATCGATTCAGAGTACATACAATGGTGCAGGAGGTTACACTATTTTTAATGAATATAGAAATATTACCGAAAGTGGATTGTATACAAAAGATATGTTGGTTAAACGATTAATAGTTGCTTTGGGAGGAAAAGCAGCTGAAACAATTTTTTATGGAAAAGAACAAGTATCAGTAGGAGCTGTTCAAGATTTAAAACAAGCAAATGATTTGGCGAAGAAAATGGTTGGTAATTATGGAATGGGAACGAAATTAGAAGTATTTTATAATAATGAAATGGATAATGGAACACCTTTTTTGGGTCGTTCATTGTCTAGTGGTGGAGGAAATGCAGAAAGTACAAAATATGATTTTGATAGAGAAGTATTGTCTATTATAAATAGAGCATATGAAGAGGCTAAAAAAATAATAACAGAAAATAAAGATATTATGGAGACAATTGTAGATGATTTATTGAAAGATGAAATTATATTAGGAAAAGATTTTAAGAATTATTTAAATTATAATGATACTTATATATCATCACCACGAACAATTTTTTACGCATAATATTTTGATTACATAATTTTGGTATTTTCAATAAATACTTTAAACTTATATTGGTTTCATAAAATAGTGAAATTAATAATGAAGCCAAAAAATAAAATTCAAAAATAAAGTATATAATATATCATATTTAAAATATATTATATGAATTAAAATTCAGGTGCATGTCGTTTAAATAAACATCCTTGTTTTGATAAATTAGGTATGGAAATCAAAACTTCTGGGTCTTGTATATCGCAATTTATCAACCATATTTTAACAATACAAAAATTCTTTTTTGGCGAAATAGTAATTCCATTTATATTTTTATTATAACTTTTATTATCACATAGTGATTCACCACATAGTGAATAAAATAGTTGTTTCCATACATCATGAACAAAACGATTTGGTACTTTAAATGAAAAACATCCACCATCACGATTTTTCACATCTTCCCACATAGGTGTAATTCCACTTCTCATAACAAAAAGCATACAATGTTTTACAATCTTTTCAGGTATATTTTCGTTTAAAGCAATCAATTCATCCAAACTACCAATATTGTTGTGTATCAACTTGTAGCTTGAAATATCCCATTGTTTGTCGTGTGGTAAATGATAATACAAATCCCATTTACCATTCAAAATGAGTTTGTCTTGAACTTGTTTTACTTCTTGAACTTCCTGCATCTTCGAAGGTAATACCTTTATAATATATAACACATATTATCTTTAAATATGTATATCATTTATAATAATATTGTTTCAATAGAATCTTGTAAAATACTTAAGCATTCTCCATAATGAATTTCGTAACTATTAATTGAAGAATCCAAAATGGTTATTTTATATTCTTTATCAAAAATATAAGGTTCATTTTGCATTTTTAAACAACGTAATACAAAAGCTGCATTAAATAATTTATTATTAACCAATAACATTCCTTCTGGTATATGTAATTCAATTGATTCTTCCATATTTGGATGTGAATAAAATATAGATAAAATTAAAACATTCGTTGTAACTGTGTTAAATGTATTGTTTAATATAAAATCATTGTCTATATACACATAATAATTATTTTGTACAAAACAAATATAACAAATATTATTTTTATTTTCTGTTAATTCAAAATCTTTTTTCATAACGTCTGTTATAAAATCTGTTGTATCTAAAATAGATTTTTCATCGTTTACAGTTGTTATTATTTTATAAGACTCTAAATATATAAAATTATACTCTTCTTCAAGACAATCTTGGACTATTTGTGAAGTAGATAACCAAAAATCTACATTGGGTTCTTTTAAAGTATAATCCAACAAATTTTCAGTAGTATCTTTAATACAATCACAACTTTTTTTTATTATTTCATTATTATTGTAAATATTGTTAGCATTTCGTTCACAAAAAACTAACATATTGTTCCAATTCCATAAAAGTTGTGCAGATAAATTAAGTGCCCACATATTTATTTTTTCGTAAAATTCTTCGCACATTTTAAATTATTGATATTAAATAATTTGTATTCTTTTTTAAATAATTTAAAAATAAAGTTAATTCCTAAATTATGATGCTAAATATTACAGATAAAGTTATTAAATATGCATTTATTGGGTCTTTATTGCACAATATATGTTATGATATAAAAACACTATTAAAAAAAGACTTAAATTTTTTAAATACAAGACAAAGTGATTATCGAACAAAATATTTATTAAATAATGGAATGTTTTATGGTGCATTGTTAGCTTTTTTTTCTTATTATTATGAAAAACCAGTGTTTTCAAGTATTATAAAAAAACAATAATTCATCTAGAGTTTAATGATAAATAATATAAAAAAAAAGATTTATATTATATAAATGGATTCCACATTTTTTCAGCATCCACGTGAAGTTTGTATGGATTATTTAGAACATTGTTTATTTTCATTATCATTAGCAAAACTTTTGGGAGTTGGTACTTTTAAAGCATTGGTTCATGCTTTTGTACCAGGGTTTTTTATAACTTCTACATCTGAATTAATAAAAGAAATTAAAGAAGAATTGGATAATTCTGGTTGTGTTAAAGTAGATGAAGTGGTGGAACAAAGTTCCGAAAAAAATGAGATAGATAAAAAGTCTGACTAATATATATGAATTATTTAAGTATTTTTTTTATATTTTTATATGTTATTCATGTACTATTTACAAAAGCCTTATTTGTTTTTGATTTTTCAATGAAAAATATAGGCAAAAAATCAATAATGGCTTCTCATATATCTATGTTAGTAATAGCTTATTTATTTATTTATCCCAGTGTAGAAATTTTCACTATAGCTTTTTTATTTTCAATTGTTTCTACAATAGGATATTTAATTAAATTTAGTAATAGCAAAAATAGAACACAATATTTTCAACAAATAGTATATCACTTTTTGCTTTCTTTTGTTCCTTTATTATTAATATTTTCTTCTATAAAGTGGGACAATTATAAACCTACATGGATAACATATGTTTCAATTATCTATTTTATATTTTTAAAGATCTATAACAATCAATTGTATGATAAAGGTATTCCTATTTAATTCTATTTGCAAGAATATAATTAAATAATATAATTAAATATCCAAAGATACAACATTTCTATCTGACTTTTGCTTACGACGAGTGCGTTTAGGTAATACATTGTTTTGGTTATCTCTCAATGAGTTTACGCTGACCATAGAGTCATTTTCGTCGTTTCTATTTTGACTTGGTTCAATATTGCGTGTTTTTAGTCCAGATAATAAATCATCTAAATCAACATTCGAAGGTCCTTTCATTTCAGGTCTTGCTTGTGGTTCATTTACATTTACAAATTGATTCGTAACATCAACACCCTCTTCCTTAAACATAGCACCTCGTCCCATGGCTAAGTCTGGTCTAGTAGCTGTATTTGTAAATTGCATTCCAGGTCTTTGTGGTGGAGCTTCTTCTCTGGTCTTCATAGGAGGTGGTGGAACACCAAAAGAAGTATTAACTTGCTCATCTGGATGCAACACACTATTCACAAACTCAAACCCACTGTTTTGTTGGCTCATTGTTTGCGCTGTAGCTGCAGAAAACATTTTCATCAATTCAGGACTTTGTTTGATTACATCATTAAATCCAGGTGTAGCAGTAGAAAGAGCTTTATTTGTAATATTCAACACAGCACCACTAAATCCAAGACGTAACAATAAAGATACTTCTGGAGCCATTTTTCCTCCTTTGTATTTATCATGAAGTTCTGCGAAAATCTCTTCATAACTATCAATATCTTCATTAATTTGCTCTCCCCAACCATCCAAGTTCAATCCAAAAGGGTCAAACACTGCATTTGCATATTCTAATGAATTTACTAATGTTGTAAACCACCATCCTTGTAATTTGATAGAGTCTTTTTTACGTTTGTCTTCCATTGCTGTCTCATATTCGTCTTCTACTTCATCAAAGTCAGAATCCATATTAAAATTAGAAGTATGCTTAATCAATCCCTTTTCATACCATTCATCCAATTTTTTAATCATAGCCCGCTTCTTTCTTCTTTTTTCACGATCACTAAGTTTTGCACCTGTTGATTGATTCGGTACTTCACTAGCTTTTGTAAAACCATCCCATGTTTTAGTAGAACCAATACTCTCCATTGTTGCTGAACCAATATTAGAAGGTTTTATTTCATCAATATTACCAATATCTTTAGATTCTTCTTTTTTATTAAAATTAAACATATCTCCAAAACCTCCCAATCCTCCTAAAGATTTAGTAGTTGGTTCAGGTGTTACTCCACTATTATCCACACTTTGGGACAAATTATTTAATTCATTTTCTAAATTGTCCAAGTCTTCCATATCTACTTTTGTTGATGAATTTGCTGAAACTTTCTTGTCGTTTATTAAAAGCTCAACACCAGGTCCAAAATTAACAGAAGGTTGTGCACTTGCAGAACTTGTATTAGGTTCATCAAAAGATAAACTCACAGGTTCTAAATTGTCTAAGTTAATATCGATCACTTCCATTTACTTATGTTAAAGTAACACAATTAATTTTTAAGTTCTCCGCATAAGTTATTATTTTTTTATTTTTTAAATACCACAATCCTTGTAAAAATGCATCGGCTAAATCATCTTTTTTCGTCGTTTGAAAAATCGAATCCCATTTTCCTAAAATATTAATGTCCAAGATTTTCTTACTAATTTCAACACTATCTATTTTATGCTGTTTATATGAATTTTCCTTTGTATCAAAATCTTTTAATTTATTGGATGAAGAAATGTATTCAATATGTGGACACATTTCACGCATTATAAAATATTGCGTTAACATTCCTTGGACAGTCTTCATTCGTGAAGCTATTTTCGATATCTGATTCTCAATTATCACATGTGTAATACCTTCTAAGCATTCAATCTCATTCAACATTGTTTTCATTTTTTTTCCTACGCTAATAAGGTCAGTATCATTAGCCGTTTTGGATTTTTCTTTTTTAATCTTTTCCAACCCCCTTTTTTCGCAATGATCCAAAATTATAACAAGTGATTCTTTCTTTGTTTTAGGCATATTACTAAATATTTGAACATTTTGTCCAAGATTGTATAATTCTTCTTTGGACTTTTTCATTAATTGTGAATTCTTGAATTCATTATCAAGAAAAAACCAATTATTTTGTTTTATTATCATTTTTGCATGTGTTTCACAAAATGTTTCTTGGCTAGAGTTATTTATATATTTAGCCTTTTTTCCACAAATTTCAGAAGATATTTCCACCCCCTTTTTCTTTTTGATCATTTTAAACGTACATGTTTTGTCTTTTTTTTCATTGTCCAATAAATTCAATACATTCCAATCTTGGACAACTATGTGTCCATCATTACACTCAAAAATACAATAAGCCATATTTTTGATTCCAACATCAAAGCTAATAAGTTTCATAATGAATAAAAATAAATGTATTTATATTTTTAGAATCATAAAATATATAATGTTTGAATACATATTGAAAAAGTTCGAAAAAGAGAAATTACTAAAATTATGCGAAAAAGTAAATAGTTCGCCGAAAAATATTGAAATATTCCTAAAGGAAGCCAAAGAGGCCGCGCATGAATTACCTGAATCTCTAAAAGAAATCCTATATGAATTCAAACACAGCGAATATCCAGTACTACTATTGAAAAACTTATATATAGATAGAGGTATAGAGACACCGTCATCCAATATGCATCATATTGGCGAAACCACATTGTTGGGAAAAGTCCAAGCTATTATCAATTGCTATATTGGCGAAATGGTTTCTTATGAAGCCGAAGGCGACGGCAGATTATTCCAAGATATGGTTCCGAATGAAACAATGCAAGATTCTCAGACGAGTTTGAGTTCAAAAGCCGAATTAGAATTGCATACTGAACAAGCATTTTCTGAATTAAGACCCGACTATTTAAGCCTGGCTTGTTTGAAAGGTGCAAGTGATGCGAAAACTTATTTATTAGATATTTACGATTTGATGGATTCCTTGGACATAGAAGATATTTGTTTATTGAAACAAAGCCTATGGAACATAGGCGTTGATTTATCATTTAAAATGAACGGATGCTCAGACCACATTCGCGGCCCTATACCAATTATAACCGTTTTGGACCAGAGCCTCCAGTTGAATTTTGACCAAGATTTAATGATTGGTTTGAATGAAGAAGCAAAAATATTAAGTGAAAAAATAATACGAATTTATTACGAACGGAGGAAACATATAGTATTAAAACCGGGAAATTTGTTAATTATTAATAATCACAAAGCGGTCCATGGTCGTTCAATATTTACACCCAATTTTGATGGAAATGACCGATTTATTATTCGATCGTTTATAATGAAAAACTTGGACAAAACAATGGGAAAACATATGGTACTAAAAGAATTTAGCTAAAGCATTGAATATGTTTGAAATGCAGAAATGACCTTTTTCATGTCTTCTTCATCTATGTTTCTATGAATAACAATGCGCAACAAATGAGGCTCCCATGCACTTATCAAAATATTTTGTTTCTTCATAAACTCGACAACATCAGATGCTTGAAAACTCACATCAATAAATAATATATTTGTCTCGACAACAGCTTGAGGTGTAAATCCTCTCAATAAATTTAATTCTCGTGCTAACATTTTAATATATTCATGATCAATTTTTAATATACCATTTTCAAAATCATCAAGAGCTACTAATGCGGCAGCGGCCAAGATTCCACTTTGTCGCATACCTCCACCCAAAGATTTCCGCACTCTTTTTGCTTTTTTAATAAACCCTTTAGGACCTAACAGCACGGAACCTACGGGCGCACCTAGCCCTTTTGATAAACACACACTAATTGAATCAGCGTAAGAACCCATTTCGGATGGATGTAAATTGGTTTCTTGCAGTGCATTCCATATACGTGCACCGTCCATATGAATAGGTATGTTGTTTTTCTTTCCAATTTCGTAAATTGCATTTAGAAAAATAAGTGGTAATATTTTTCCTCCACATGCGTTATGAGTATTTTCAATGGCGATTAAAGATGTATTTGGTTCATGAATATCATCTTCACGAATAGCATCTTTTACTTGTTGAATATTTAATGTACCATCTTCTATATTTGGTAAAGGATGAAATGCGACACCGCCATATTGGGCTGCACCGGCTTGTTCAAATAAAAAAATATGGCTTTTATTACCTAAAATGATTTCTGAACCTCTATTACACCAACACAGAATAGCTGTTAAATTACACATTGTTCCAGAGGGAAAAAACAATGCGTCTTCTTTATTAAACATTGAACTGAGTCTTCTTTGTAATTTTTGGACAACTTTGTCTTCTTCGTAAACATCATCGCCAATATCTTCAAAATTATCAATAATGGATGTTAACATACCTTTTGTAGGTTTTGTAACAGTATCGCTACGTAAATCAATAATTTTCAATTCCATATATTTTCTAAATATACTTTAGTATAATGAAAGAAACGATTGTGAAGTTTGAATCTGGACCAGGTTCAAAAAAATATACGGCACATGTGCGAAATAAAGAAACACGTAAAACAAGAAAAATCCATTTTGGTGATAGAAATTATCAACAGTATAAAGACCGTACACCTTTGAAATTATATGCACATAAGAATCACAATACACGAAAAAGAATGCAAAACTATTATTCACGCCATTCAGGCACGAAAAATAGAAAAAAAGCCATTACAATGGAAAAACAAAAAAGTGGTGGATTGTATAATTCTAAAATATTGAGTCATATTTATTTATGGTAATTATTTTACCAAATATTTTTTTACAGATTTACCAAATAATACAATAGGAATTAATGCTATACTTAAAAAGCACCACATAGCACCTTTTTCACCAAAATTAATATTATTAAAAATAAGAGGATAAATATTTAATAAATAGTCATAAGCTAAAAAGACGGAAACTCCGAGACCTAAAATAATTAAAGCTAAATATTTAGATTTTGTAAATAATGCAGGTAGAAAGGAAATAACCCACCACCAATACCAAACGTTTGCATACCATTTCTGTTTATCAGTACTAAATCTATAACCTACATGATATTTACCTATATAAGCACCTGTTTCTTTAGCGCAAAAATTGTTTTTATTGTTTTCTGATTTGCAATTTGGGTCATCTTGAACATCTAATTCATCTAATGTTGTAACAGCATAAAGTGCAAAAAGAAAGGTCAATGTTAAAATAATGTTCCAGAACATAGTTTTGCTTGGAGCAAAATGCATAAACAATACATTAAGCATAAATGGTTGCAAACATAAATGGATGTAAGACAACATGGCTAAATTTTTTAGCATTTCTTTATTTCCTTGGAATTTGTACAAAAGACCTTGAAGTAATTCTTTAATAGAAAAGAAAAAAGCAACTAAAGCTGGTTTAAAATCACTATTAACAACGTAACTGCCTGACGCAATCAATGCAACACTATTTATATATGATTGAGTTTCTGTAAAGCACATTATATATTTATTTTATAAAATAAATATATACATGAAATATTTATTACAGTTTATTATAGGTAGTTGTGTTTTTGTTTTTGCTTGGTTCTTTTATTATGTAAATAAACGAATTAATGATAATCGATTACATACGGATTATTATAGTTATACATTGAAAATGCCTTTAGCATTTGGTACATTAAATGTTTTAGGTAAGGTTATTCAAGATTACACAAAAATAAACGATTTATTTCGCTATTTACTTATTAGTATAATAGGTGCTTTGGGAATTATTTCTATTATTACATATTACAAAAGTTACAATTATTCTATTTTAGGATGGTTATTGCATTATTTTGGGGTATTTGTTTTTTATATTACCGCTTTTGCTTGTATTATGAATACATTGGAAAAATTGGTATTAAATAAAAAATGGGAAAAATATGAAATTATTTTTGTATCATTATTTAGCTTTTTATTTTTAGTTACCTTTTCTTATTTTGTAATTTTCGATAATCAAATAGAATGATAATATAGAATCATAATATAATGATAAATATTTTAATTATATTATATGTAAGTACGGGATTTTTCGCAGGTACATGTATAGTTTTGACTTGTTGGTATTGTAAAAAGAAAAATGAAACATATGATGAAACATATGATGAAATAATACCTGTTACAAAATCGCCATTAAATAATGTAGTTATCAAAAACGATTATGTTCAAGTTATATAATTTGCTTACGTTTATAATTATTTTCCAATTTGTTTAATGAATAAATAAAACAAGCATCGCGCAAACTACAATTTTTTCTTATGGATAAACTATATATTTTTTTAAATGTATCTTCTATTTTATCATCAAATTTATCTCGAATATATTTAGCACTCCAATATTCATCTCTTTTATTTTGAAGCCACTCATAATATGATACTAATACACCTCCTGAATTAGCCAATATATCTGGAATAATGGCTATATTTTTTTTCTCTAATATTTGTTCAGCTTCGTGTTCAACTGGACCATTTGCGGCTTCTACAATTAAATCACAATCAATATATTCAGCATTTTCTTGTGTAATTTGCAATTCCAATGCACTAGGGATCAAAACATTACATTTTAATTTAAAAAAATCTTCTTTTGTGATTTCTTCACCACCTTCATAACCGTATATAGATTTATTTTTATTTACATATTCCTTTAAGTTAAAAGTATTAAATCCTTCTTTTGAATAAATATAACCACTATGGTCACCAACGGCAATTAAATTCATTCCAAAAGAATTCAATAATTCACAAGTATAGTAGCCAACATTTCCAAAGCCTTGAATAATATAATTTTTCCCTTTAAGTTCATAATCCTTCTTTTTTGCCCATTCTTTAATAGTAAGTGCTACACCGCGTCCAGTAGCCTCTTCACGAACTTCACTTCCACCAAAATCCAATGACTTTCCGGTAAAAATACTTTTCATATTGCTTGTTAAATTAAAACTACCACTAATATTGTTGTATTCATCGGTCATCCAGTCCATAATATTAGAATTAGTATTTACATCGGGTGCAGGTATATCTTTATTAGAACCAATATAAGGATAAAGAGCTTTTACAAAATTACGCGATATTTTTTCGATTTCTTCAGTACTATATTTTGATACATCAATTGTAATACCTCCTTTTGCTCCACCGAAAGGAATATCTTGGATACAACATTTATAAGTCATCCATTGAGATAATGCACTTGCCTCATCAATGGATACTGATGGATGATAACGTAATCCACCTTTAAATGGACCTAAATAATTATTATGTTGCACACGATAACCCGAAAAGACCTCAATTTTATCATTGATTTTTACCGGAAAATTCACTTTTATTTCATTCATCGGTTTTGATAGAACAGTAAGTAAATTTGGATTTACATTTACTTTGGAGGCTGCTTTTCGCAGTTGTTTATCAATTATAGATAACATCTCTATACTATAATATTATAATAATAATATTACAATAATTATATTTATATTTATTTATTAATTGTTAAAGCATTATCTTGGTCTTTTTTTTCTATATTTGTAAAATTAGTATTTAAACCAAAATAATTACGTATTGAACTTATTCGTCTTTCAACAATTCCGGAAGTCAATAAAAGGAAACTAGTTAATGCTGCTATATTTATTAAATCTTTCGTTTCTTTTTGCTCTTTTAAAATATTATAAAATGGCGAAGGAATTTTACTAATAAAATATTTACCAACATGTGAAATAGTAACTAATAAAGCAATAATCAAACATAAAACTATAAAATCAACAAAAACATTACTATTGTCTTCAATTGGCTCTGATTCTGGTAATAAAAACTTATCTAGTAAAATATTTGTTATAATCGCAAAACTAAATTGAATAATGGATATATAAGAAATATTTATGAATCTTATTAAATTAATTGAAAAATTAAACATTATATATTATATATTATCAAAAGAATTATTTTGCTAAACCACCAAATATTTGTTCTTGAGTAAATGTTACAGGGTTATATTTATTATTCAACTCTTCTTTGGATAAATATAATTCTTTTAAGTCACTTTTCTCATTCAAAAGAGTACCTTTGTGTTTGTATAATAAATGATTACTAGGTGTAGTGTGTGTATTTGTTTGATATCCTCTTTCATTAGGTAAAAAACGTTCGTAATATCCGACATCATTACAAGCTTCTTTAAAATTTTCTTCCGCTATCTTTTGAGAATTGTCCATTAAATATTTTCTATATTCCCAGTTTGTTTTTACATTGCTACTTTTTAATAAAGATTCGTTTAGGATGGCCTCGGGTTGATAGGAAGCAATTAGTGATCTACTATCAGTCATACGTGGTGGTAATTGTGGATATTGATTATTTGTAGCATAGCCAAGTGTAGATTTTTCAGAAGAAGTATAACTACTATATTCTTTATTTACAGGGTGAGGTTGTGGATATGAAAACATTATATATTTTGAATACATAATGTTTTGTAATATATTTATTAATTAGTATTTTCTTTGATTAGATTCAAAATTTGTGTTTTTTTCATTTTTGAAGCATCTTCTACCCATCCTTGATTTAAAATATAAGTTTTTAATTCGCCTAAAGTCATTTTACTAAAATCTTGTTTCTCTTTAATTTCGGCAGTTGGTTCTTCTAATTCAGTTGTATCCTTTAATTCTTTTTGCAATTCTTCTTCCAACTCTTCTTTTAATTCCTCTGTATTATCTTCTTCATCGACATCAAAATCTTCATCTGAAAATTCTTCTACACTTATATCATCATCATCACTATCATCATCAGAAACAACAATTAGCTCTTGACTATCTTCTAAAGTTTCTGCATTTTCTTTGAATTCTTTGATTTCTTGTGAAATTGGTTCATTACTAAAAGGATAAGGAGTTGGAGGTCTTTGTATTAATGCAATTGTACCTTTAAGCATATTTATTTCCGTTACTAAATTATTTATAATTTCAAACATTGTATCTTGTTTTTGTTCAGATGATACTAAACGTTGTTTAAAATGATAAACTAATAATAACATTAATAAAAAGGTTATTGCTAAAGTAAAAAAAAAACCTGTTTCTAAGAATGAAAATCCCATTTATATTTAAATAATATAAATACTATATTATTTGAACGAAAAATATATTTGTTTATTGTATAATGAATAGTATTGAAGATGATAATGAAAATATACAAATAAAAGCGGATGAAAAAATAGGAAATAAGGTATCTACGAACCAAAAAACACAATCAACCGTTTTTGGATTATCACAAAATACATTAATTGTAATATTGATTCTTTTTATAATTTTAGCACTTTTAGGATTTAATTTATTATATTTTACAGGAAATGTTCTTGAAGGGGTATTTTCATTAATAAGAGGTATGGTGTTAAATATATTGAGTACATTGGGATATTATACAGGTGCAACAATAAATGTAAGTGCAGAAGTAGCAGGAGATACTGCTAAAGAAACTATAGAAATTGCTGAAGGTACATTAACATCGGTTGGTAATTTATTACAAAATAAGGATAATATGAATGATGTGCCTTCTTTAGAACAACAAGAGATTCAGGCAAATTTTTTTAATTATAATCCATTAATAAATGAAAGTGCAACTGAAGCAACAATTGCAGAAGAGGATTCAGTAAAATTACAAGAGTTAAATAATTTAAATAATTCTATAATAGAAAAATCGAACGAAATTAAAAATTTGGATAATGAAATCAATTTAAGAAAAACTATAAAATATAATTTGCCTTCTGAAAATTATAGTCCAGAACAATTTAAATGGTGCCCTATTGGTAAAGATGAAACTGGAAGAAAATGTGTGCAAGTGAAAAATGAAGACCGTTGTATGTATGGTACTACTTTTAATAATCAAGAAGAATGTGAAAATAACATGAAACCTGATTTTAATGGATACAAATATAATAACAAAAGTGTAAATTGGGGTGTACCTCCTCCCCCTCCTCCTCCTGGCGCTTTAACACCACCTATGCAGAAAAATACATATAATCAATTACCAGGAATGCCCATGGGTGAAAATTTATGTTCATTGAATCAAGTACCTTATATGCAACCACCTATACAATATCCAATGTATCAACCACCTGTACAATATCCAATGTATCAACCACCTTTAGCTTTGCCTTCAAATGAAATACTTAGAATTCAACAGCAGCAACAAATACAACAAATACAGCAACCAAGTGAACAAATAGAACAACCATTAGATAGATTAGAAGATAGATTGGAAGAACAGCAGAAAAAAGAAGAAGAACAATTGAAACAGCAAGAAGAAGCACGAAAAAAATTACAAGAAGAACGTGAAAAAATTGAACAACCATTAGATAGATTACAAAATAGGATTGAAAGATTACAACAACAAACTCAACAAGCGGAAGAACAAACAAGTGTAAACAATACATATAATACAAGAAATACAATGATAGTTAATAGAAATGCATCGTTTACACCTTCCACATATTCACCAGCTCCTTCTGTATTTGCACCTTCACCGGCACCAGCCATATTTACACCTTCCCCTGCACCAGCTCCTTCTACGTACACACCTGATACAGAACTTTCTGCAACACCTTCACCTGATACAGAACTTTCTGCAACACCTGCGTAATTAACAAGTATAATAATTTTTATATTAATGAAAATTATTATATATTTAACGTATTTTGTCTTTGTAAATATTATATGAAAAAAGGCGGAAAAAAGCAAAATAATGATAAAATAGCTAATATTATTGAAAATGATATTGTAGCAAATGCAAGTGTTTTAGATGAACATATAAAAGAAGAAGAAGAAAAATTAAACATTCAATGGATTTATAATACTATTTTAAATGATTCAAAATACGATGATTTAAGCTATGAAGAAAAATATAATTTATTTGAAAGTTGTTGTGAATATTTAAAAAATGATGATGAAGGTCAAGAAGACGAAAAATTATACATGTATTTTTTATCTTTAGAAAATGATAAAATGTTTTTACACACAGATTATAAAAGAGACTATGATGAAATTTTAACTATATGTGAAAGTGATTATGAATTTGTACAGTTATGTAAACCAATTAAGGTAATACTAACTTTAGAAATAAATGATTTATATGATATAGATAAATATGTAAAAATTTTTATGCATATGTTTGGAATAAATGATGTACGAGGAGGTTCTTATATTGAACCAAATTTACCTGAATATTTAATTAGAACTATTGAACATGAAAAAAAAATAACTGATATCGGTATTTATAACAAAAAAAAATAGTTATTAAATGTAAATGCATGTAAAAATTTTTACCATGGTGAAAGATGAAGAAGATATTATTGAATATTGGATTAATTATCATGGTTCAATATTTGGATATAGAAATCTTTATATAATAGACAATATGAGTACAGATGGTACTTATGAAAAAATAATGAAATATAAACCATTAGGAATACAAGTATTTAGGGAAACAGATTACAAAGAAAAAGGTGTTTATATGACGAAATTGATAAAAAATAAACAAATTGGACATTATGATATAGCCTTTCCAATGGATATTGATGAATTTGTTGTTCATTACGATAAAACTAATAATAATATCAATCCAGAGTTTACAAAAAAATATGTAGATGAAATATTAGTCAATGATTTCAATAAATATGAAGTATTTAAATGTAATTATATTGAAACAATATTAACAACACATAATAATAATGGATATAATAATGCATTATTAGAAACAGAATATGGTCGTTATAATGATTACAAAAATTTGGCGAAAACATTTTTTAATAGAAGAAAATGGAAAGGTGTTTTAGACCATGGAAACCATTATTATAGTGAAAATTATAAATTAACCGATTTATGTTTAGTACATTATCATTGTAGAAATGTGGAACAAATGAAAAAAAAAATAATAAACAATGTAAAAGGATTGGATTATGAAATAGATCTAGAATATTTAAAAAGAATAATTGAAGAAAATCCAAACGCTCATGGTTCTCATCACATTAATAATATGATTAAAATATTGGAAAATAGTTATACATTAACCTTATTTAATGATTGTGACCATAGTAATGATATTCATTTAGGTTCTTTGATTCATTATTTTTCAAAATTACCCTGATATAGATGAAGTAATTGAAAATTCATTATAGGGTATACTATCAGCATCTATTTCAGCATTATCATTATATAATGATATTATACAATTCTCAGAACTGCTATAAAAATCGTTAATTGTATTATCAAAGTTAGTAATAAAACTATAAGTTACATCTTTAAGATTTGTTTCATTACTAGTTGTAACTGAGTTTCCACTAGTATTACTACGTTCAGCTTGTTCTCTTGTACTATATTCAGCATAAGATGTAGATAATTGTAAAAAGAATGAATAAACATACTGTGTTACTGCTGTAATAGGAATATTATTTACATTAATATTTCCAATATATTGTGTGCAACTTACTTTACCGTTAGTACTGTTACTTAAATTTATTAACAAAACCTGTGTAGATTGAATAATATCATTATTCGATGATGGTGTTGAACGAAAAGGTACTTGAATTGTTGTAACAAGACTATCACCATAAAAATTTGTAAAATTAGCAGAAAAAATCGACAATATAGCACTATTAATATCATTATTATTAGAAATTTTTTTTATAAAAGTTGCTTCATATTTTATAGATACAGGAATACTTACATTAAATACATAATTTACATTAGGTGGATTTAAAACAATTAAATCTAAAAAGTTTACGGAAATTAAATTTGCTACTTCAATATTTTCCACTGGAAATATATCAAAATCTCTTTTATAATCGTCATAGGGTATGTTTTGGAATTGAAATTGTTTTGTTATATCATAATATTTATATAAAGGTACACTTGGATTTTCTTTCAATAAAATAATTTTTCCAGGGACATCAGAAGATGAAGTAGGTTTTGCTATATTACAGTTTGCTGTACGTCTATTACTGTTTTTTTTCTTTTTTGCTAGATAAGAATAAAGATTCAATTGACTATTCGTTTCAGAATTAGTAGATTTTTCTTTATATTTTAATATTTCACATTTTCTTCTCATATCTAAATCACTTGGACTATAAATTAATTGATTATTACTGTTATATTGATATGGTGAAGCAATAGAAAATCGACTTGATGGGTCACCTGCTTCATGATAAAAAAATCGTGCACGTTGTTTTCTTTGATTTGAACAACTTAATAACAAATCATTAGACATTTATATAATATTTCTTATTATATAAATTTATTTAATAATTAGAATTATACCATAAATAAGACAAATAGTATGGAAATCCAGTAGCATCATTACTATTACTTTGATTTGCTGCTGCTGTATTTCTACCCCATGAAACAATATTATTAATCTGAAAAACACTTAATGCTTTATCAAAATATTGTAAATCAGCCAAATTTCCATTAAATCCCCCGTTTTTACAAACATTTACGTCTTGATAATTTTGTTTAGGTACATCTTGTAATACACTTCGTGCTACAATACCACCGTTAATATAAACATCTAATGCAGTGTTTTCAATACGAATAACACAATTAAACCATTTTCTTAGTGGAATATCTTTAACCACCAACGTTTCTGTTGGATTAGAAATAGCCACTGTATTCATTTTAATTATTAAGTCGTTTGTATTATTGTCTATATATAAACCTGGACCGTTGTTAACTGTAGCAAACCCAGAATCATTATATGTAGCATTACCTTTATTAAATACACAAGAATATTGAGGTGATGTTTGTAAATCATTAATATAAATCCATACTGACCATGTAAATTCAATACCTTTATTTTCATTATTTGATCTTAATATTGGTACAGATTCTGAATTTTTAGGGTCTTGATAAATTGTTACTTCATTCGAACCATTCATGGTACCATTTATTAATTTTGGGTCATTCTTTGGCTTCATAAAAAAACCAACTAACTTAACCCCTAAATTTAATAATATCATAAATACAATAAGTACTATGATTAAAAATGCAAATTTAGCAATCAATGTATTTGATTCTAAAAATGTAGTTGTTGAACCAACTAAGTCGGAATCATTAAAAGAAGATAATGATTCTTTTACATAATTACTAGCATTATTTACATTTTCAGAAACATTTGTAGCAACTGATGAAATGGTTTCTCCAGCGCTATTAGTAGCATCAGTAACCGCTTTACTTATTTCGGTTCCTGTATTTCCTGGTTGTGTTGGTGGTGGAGCATTCATCTTGTAAATATATTGATATATATTTACAATATTTTTTTTTAAATTACTAAATGAGTTATACTAGTGAAAAATCATAATACAATAATGTTTTGAAATTTAATTTGTTACTAATATATTACTCCTCAAAGGTTTAAAAATTAATTGTATATGACGATTGTTGTACATTGTCTTTGTTTACTGCTACATCCATACTATAACCTCCCAAAAATCGTGATAAAGCATTATCATTAGAAGCCATATAATTATCCCATACTTCCTGTGGTCCAATAGGTGTACTCCAATTTTGCAATCCAGCAACGTAACAATCCCATCCAGTACCATATTCAATAGGTGCTGAAGAAGCGGATGCAGGTTGATTAGGACTTGTAACTAGTTTTGTTGAATTTACCAATTTACCATCAAGATATGCATCAATAATTGTATTATCTGCACTGATAACAATATAAACCCATTTTTGAATACTGAAATTATCCGTTACTAAAATATTTTGATCTTCTAATGATGAACCATTTGTACCAACACATGTTATTGTACAATATAAAGATGGTTCGTCCTTTGCTAACCAGACACGAATATTCTCATTTCTTGAAAAAATTGTTTTCTCTCGTGTAGCGTCCCACGTATTTACATATACCCAAATACCATAAGAATATCTAGTTGATTGACCACTATTTATTTCTGTAATTGCATCGTTACTGTCGTTTAGACTTACAGAATCTCCAATAACAGATGATTTTGCTACAAAAAGAATATATAAAGTATAAATTAATATAATAATGATTATAGCTAAAACAATTGTTGTCCAATCCATTTCTAATATAATATAAAATAATATATTATTTCATATTTTAATTATGAATCCGTTTTGGATTTTTTTCTAGGAACTGGTAAATCTGAATTTACCATTGTATTATATGAAAGAGCTATTTGTTCAGGTGATAATGGATGTCTATAATAAGTTACGTTACATATTCCTCCATCTATTCCATTATCATCTCCAATAACTATATTGTCCAAATCATTGTACATAGGTAAATCCTTCATTTGAAAGGTTCTTTCTAAATTTCCATTTATAAATATATCAACAATATTTCGATTGTAATTCAATACAATTTGATTCCATTTTTGCATCTCTATTGTTACATCATAAAATGTATGTTCGTCACTATCATATTGATTAACAGGTGGATATCTTGAAAAATAAAATACTAATTTATTTCTTTCAATTAATTGATCACTTCCATCTCCTCCACCATAATATCGTATCATAGGTTTCACGTGTTCAATACCTTTGAAATCTGTAAATCCATAACTAAATATTTCTGTTTCTTTACTATAAGCAATATGATTTGGTGGATGCGGATTAATATATATCCACATAGATAAACAGTAATTTGTTAAATATTCTCCTTGAAGATTACTTTTATATTTTGATTGATCTTCTTGTGGTATTTTTAAATCATCACTATTTGCTATTATCATTTTTCCATTATCTAAAAATTCTACATCATTTAGTAATTCGATTCCATTGTCTTTTCCAGTAACTTTATCTGAAATATCAGGCAAATAGAAATATAGAATAATAAGTAATATTTCAAATAATAAAAATAAATATACGGAATAAGGTGTTAAATTAATTTCATTGATAAAATATTCCCATACATCGTAAAAAACACAAGGAATATAAAAAATTAATTGTGCAATAAATCCACCCCATCCTTTTAATTTTTCCATATAACTAATTAATGCTCTATACAAAATCCCTAAACCAACAACTACAATTAAAATTACAATTATATAATTTGAAATATAATCTATATTAAATGTGTTTGTTGAAGTAGAATATAAGTAAATACCAAAAATGAAAAAACATATTGCACCTAATAATTTTAAAAATAATCTTGTTGCTTTTGTGTTTTTATTTAAATTTAAAATAATTGAAAATATTAAAATAATTGGTATCGAATATAAAAAGAAGTATTTTTGCATGTTATATTCAGCTGTTCCTGGATTTATAATGATACCAATTAAAATAGAAAGTGCAATTACAAAAACTATTGATGTAACTAAATATTTAATAAAAATTCTTCGTGTTTCTTTTCCGATTGAATTTCTTTTAATCAAATTGGATATAAAATTATCATTACTTTGAATATCTGTACTTTTGTCGTCTATATTCTTATTTTTGTTATCCTTATTTTTGGTATCCATTAATAATATATATTATAAATGGATTTTTTATAGCAGTAAACATTTTTATGTTACATTCAAAATATCTTATTTCCGTTTATACATTTATGAATATTTGTGATAATACGTTTTTTTTCAATGTTATATTTCCTAATGGATGATAAACATTTTTCAATACTTTTCCATTCCATTTTACTTACTTCAGATTTTTCAAAATTTGTATCGTTTAATGTATTTTCATAATTCATATACATTACAAAATACTTATGTTTGTATGATTTATAATTAGACCCTGTAAATATTTCTTCAAAAGGAATAATATTTTGTAAATTATGTAATAAATTTAAATTATATCCCGTCTCTTCATTGAATTCACGTAATGCACATTCATAATCACTTTCTTTATGATTGCGTCTACCTTTTGGAAATCCCCATTCTGTTTCATCCCATTGTTCTTTTTCATTACTCTCATCTATTAGTTTTTCAATTGTATATAAGTTATCATTAATAACAACACCTTTTTTTAAAGCTGTAAATTTTTCTTTCGATGTTATTTCTTCATTTTTATATTGATTTGATATTGTAAGACCTCCCCATAATTCTTTCCATAGTTCTTGGAAAGATAATTTTTTTAAATTTTCTTTTTCATATATAGTCATTTGATTTAGCATATTAATTAAGTATTCTTTATTTTGTAACGTATACTTACCTCTCATAAAATCAATATAACCCAAACTATCTTTTCTACGAATCATCAAAAACTCAGGAATATTGTCTTTCATACGAAAAGCAACTATACCTATACTTGTTATAGGCAATTTACACTGATGGTATAGATGTCCTGTTTTACCACAATTATTACAATATATATCATTTTGCATTTACGCTTTTTCTATATTATTATATTAGCATTTGTTTATATACTTTATAATTTCCTAATAAATGGATACAGAATATGATTCTTATATTGAAAAAACAAATTTGCCGTCAAATTTTTCCGTCTTAGAACATGAAAAATTTGATCCAAAAGTATGGGGGCCACATTATTGGTTCTTCTTACATACAGTAGCACATACATATCCATTATATCCAAATGAAGTAACAAAACGGAAATATTATGATTTAATACATAATATGCCTTTATTTATTCCAAATGAGAAAATTGGTAATAAATTTAGTAATATGTTAGACCATTATCCTGTAACTCCATATTTAGTAAATCGAGATTCTTTTATACGTTGGATGCATTTTATTCATAATCGAGTTAATCGAATGTTGGATAAAGAAGAACTTACATTATTTGAAGCTTTAGATGATTATATTGCTTTATACAAACCACGACCTTTAAAACTATCTGAAAAATTAAAAATTCGCAAAGAATACATTATAGGTGCTTTTACATTTCTATGTATATGTTTAATTATATATTTATATAAGTAGAATAATTCACAGTGATTTTTTTATAAATATAATATAACTATGCGTTTAGAACTATGGTTATTAGTCATTACAGGTGCTATTGTTTTTCATATTTATACTGATGGTAAATATACAAAAAATATAATGGCGTATAAAAAATATTTTAAAATAGGAGGTGTTGTTTTGGGTGCATTTGTATTATATGTATTATTAAAAAAAAATCCGGCAAATGCAGAAAATATATTAAGAACATCCAATGACTATTTGAAATATTTACCTATTGATAAAAATACAAGTTCTATGATATCACCCATCTTGGACTTTACTTCAAAACATCAATATGAAAACAATACAAATTATCCGGTTGTCCAAGTACCTAATGCTCATTCACGTTCTCAAGAAATTATGATGAAATCGGGAAAAAAAGGAACAAAAAGGTCGGTAAGTGAAACAAAAAAGAAATTTGTTGCCTCTAGACAAAATTGGTGTTGTACTGGTTGTAATCAACAATTGAATGCTTGGTTTGAAGTCGATCATAAAATACGACTTGAACATGGTGGAAGTAATCATGTTGATAATTTAGAAGCATTATGTCGTGAATGTCATGGTAAAAAAACTACAATAGAAAATCTATAATTGTTCAAAACACAAAATACAAATATACGTTTATTGTATATACGTATATTTATAATGGAAGCAAAAATAGAATCAACAAAAATAGAATCAAATAAATTAGGAAAACAAGTAACAATTAAAAAAAGAAAACAATGTGAAAAAGGAACAAGACGTAACCGTAAAGGCGAATGTGTACCAATACAAGCCGAAAAGAAACATGAAATAATAATGGCGGAAAAATTACCAAAAGTAGAGGAAGTAAAATCTTTTAATGTAAGAGAAGACAAAGAAATCCCTTCTATAGCCACAGAATTAGCCAGTTTACCAAAAACATCCAATGAATTTTTAAGAAAAAAAGAACAAATTGAATATGCAGAAGAAAAGAAAAATGAAGAAAAATCATTTTTATATCCCACTCACAACGACCCCAATTTTTCCGAAAAAATCGCACAACATAGAGAATATGCCGAAACAAAATATGATGGTGAAATTTACAACATTGAAGAACATGCTAATAAAATGTGTGATGAACCCTTTGAGTTAATGCCGCACCAGTTATTTGTTAAAAATTTCCTATCTTTCCAAACACCTTATAATAGTTTATTACTCTATCATGGTTTAGGAAGTGGAAAAACATGTAGTTCTATTGGTATTTCAGAAGAAATGAGACAATATATGAAACAAGTAGGGATTAAACAGCGTATTATAGTCATCGCAGCACCGAATGTCCAAGCAAATTTCAAATTACAATTGTTCGATGAACGGAGATTAAAAGAAGTGGACGGTTTATGGAATATTGAATCATGTGTTGGTAATACATTAATCCAAGAAGTCAATCCTACAAATTTAAAAGGAATTCCAAGAGAAAAAATAATTAGTCAAGTAAAATCCATTATTAACCAATATTATGTTTTTATGGGTTATGTCGAATTATCCAATTATATTAGAAAGAAAACCGCTGCACAAAACGAAGGATTTTCAGAAGAAGAACAACGCAAAATGGAAGTACAAAATATGCGCAAATATTTCAACAATCGTCTAATTATTATTGATGAAGTTCATAATATACGTCTTTCAGAAGATAATAAAGACGACAAAACAGGCAAACTATTAATGAAATTAGCAAAATATTGTAACAATATGCGACTTTTATTGCTTTCTGCTACACCTATGTACAATTCGTATAGCGAAATTATTTGGCTTACCAATTTAATGAATGCAAACGATAAACGAGGTCTTATTGCACAAAATGAAGTATTTGATTCAAAAGGCAATTTCAAAGAAGAGAAAAAACAGGGCGACATAGTTGTTGAAGAAGGTGGACGTGATTTATTGGCCAGAAAATTAATCGGCTATGTTTCTTATGTACGTGGTGAAAACCCTTATTTATTTCCATATCGCGTATATCCAGACAATTTCGCCATTGAAAAAACCTTTGAAAATCCAAGCACAACATTGGAAAGTCTAAATAAAGCCGGTCAATCACTTATTGGAAACGGTGAAAAACAAATCAAACTTCCAAAAGTTCAATTAAATGGAAAAAAAATAGACCCGCCTTTATCCAATTTACCTTTATATATTTCTGAAATAGGTTCTTACCAAGAACAAGTATATAAATTAATTATTAAAGCCATGAAAAAAGACATAGAAATCGAAAAAGATGATGTTCTCGCATTTGATGAATTAGACCGTTTTGGATTTCAACGCCTCCAAGTTCCTATTGAAGCATTAAATATTGTATATCCTAGTCCAAGTCTAGATGAAGAAATCAAAAAAGGCGAAATTAATAGAGTTACTTACTTTGACGAAGGAAAGAGAAAAAATGTAACAAAAGCATCCGGTGCTAATTATGTAGGAAAAAGAGGTTTGTCCAATATTATGAATTATATAGACGAGTCAAATAGCAGTGTTCCAAGAAAATACAATTATTCTTACAAACCAGAAATCGAGAAAAAATACGGGAAAATATTTAGTTCTAAAGAATTGGCCAAATATAGTGCAAAAATGCATGAAATTTGCGAAATTATCAAAAAATCTCAAGGTATTATTTTGATTTATTCACAATATATTGATGGCGGTGTTGTACCAATGGCGCTAGCCTTGGAAGAAATGGGACTGCTTCGATATTCATCAGGAGATAAAGTGAAATCACTGTTTAAGATACAACCCAGTCAAACATTAAATGTAAAAACAATGGAACCTAAGAAGGGTGGCGAAGAATTTCAACCTGCACGTTATGCAATGATTACTGGTGATAAAGCATTTTCACCAAATAATGCCCAAGATATTAAAACCATTACAAGTGAAGAAAATAAAGACGGTTCATTGGTTAAAGTCATTTTAATATCGAGAGCAGGGTCGGAAGGTTTGGATTTCAAATGCATTCGCCAAGTACATATTTTAGAACCTTGGTATAATATGAATCGTATTGAACAAATCATTGGCCGTGGAGTGAGACAAAAAGGTCATTGTTATTTGCCTTTCCGAAAAAGAAACGTTGAGATTTATTTACATGGTACCGTTTTGGATAATGACGAAGAGTCTGCTGATGTATATGTATACCGACTGGCGAAAAGAAAGTCGGAAAAAATTGGTCAAGTCACTCGTTTATTAAAAGAAACATCGGTTGATTGCTTATTAAATATTGGACAAAAGAATTTTACTGTTGAAAAATTAGCATCTAAACCAGAAAACCAAAATGTTGAAATTAAATTGGCTAGTAAAAAGAAAATAATTTTCAAAATTGGTGATAAACCATATACTGATATTTGTGATTATATGGACAATTGTGATTATAAATGTAATGGAAAAACAGATGTTGTTACAGATGAAGGTAAAATAGAAGAATTGTATTCGAATGATTTTTTAACATCAAACAATCAACGTATTATGAAACGTATTCGTCAATTATACCGTGATAAGACAACTGGTCATCACTTTTATAACTTGACTGAAATTATTGAGTTAGTCAATGCTACAAAACAATATCCAATTAGTCAAATTTACAGCGCATTAACAACATTTATTAAGAATAAAAATGAATATGTAATTGATAAATATGGAAGAAAAGGCAATATTGTAAATAAAGGTGAAATATATGCATTTCAACCAGCCGAAATAACCGATGAAAATATAACTGTTTTTGAACGAAAAGTACCTATTGATTTTAAACGACCAAAAATAACAATGGAAATACCAAAAGAATTTATCCAACAAGAAGAAGTAGAAGAAGTTTTCGTTGATTATGAAACTGTAATGAGAATGATTCGAACAAACTTGGACAATGCTACAAAACAAAATCAAATTACACAAGGTGACCAAGATTGGTATAAACACGCCAGTGTTGTATTAAATCATTTACAATTGATTCATAATATTGATTACGAAGATTATACTAAATACATTATTCATCACAATATAGACATGTTAATGCCCGATAATAAATTAAAATTAATTTCACATTTTTATTCAAAGGTAAGAAGCAATGAAGAATACGATGATATTGAAAGAATTATAAAATCATATTTAGACGAAAATATGGTTACATATAAAAATAAAAGTGCTTTTTTGATTGTTGAAAGTACAAACAAATGGACTTTATATATTCAATCAAGTGACCCAAGTATTTGGGAACAAGCTGAACCAGAAGATATTCGAAATTTTGAAACGTCAAAAACATTGAGTTCCAAGTTTAAAAAAAATGATGCAAATTATTCGAGTATTATTGGATTTATTGATATGTTTAGAAACAATAAAGAAATGGTGTTTAGGATAAAAAATATTGCACAAATGCAAAACAATACAGGAACACGTATTAATGGACAAACACCTGGAAAAGATTATATTATAAAATATTTGAATTTAATTGTATATAATAATGTACTTCCAGAAGATCCTATGTATGGCTTAAAGAAAACAAAAGAAATTATGCAACAAGGTTTGTGTGTTATTATTGAAATTTTATTGCGTCATAAAACAAAGAGTAGTTTCCAAAAAAGTATTGGATTTTTAAATACAGAAGAAGCAGCTTATAACAAAATAGCAAAATTTAGAAGAGTGTAATTTCTCATTATTAGTATAATGAGTATTCCAAAAGTTATTGGGGAAGGAACTTATGGATGTGTACATCACCCATCTTTACTTTGTGAAGGTTCAGATAAACGTGATATTGAAAATGTATCGAAATTAATGAAAAATAAAGCTGCTTTAACCGAATTGAAAGAATATGTAGTCATTGATAATATTGATAAAAATAAAGAATTTTATTTAGGAAAACCTGAAAAATGTAAATTAGGGTCGCAAAAGGAAAATAAAGAAGCCATTCAAAAATGTAGTATTAAAAATGATGTGTTTTATAAAAAAAATTACGATAATTATTCTTTATTATTAATGAAAAATGGTGGTATGAATTTAGTTGATTATGCTAAAACAACAAAAGTAGTGGATAAAGATTTTTTGAAAGAATTACATCGAATGTTTATGGGTCTTATGAAATTTAAAGAACACAGTGTTATTCATCACGATTTAAAAGGCCAAAATATGGTCTATAATAAAGAAAAAAAACGTTGTAATTTTATTGATTTTGGTCTAATGGCTAATAAAAAAACAAGAATAAAAGAATCAAGAAAAGATAAAAATGGATGGGCTATGCATCACTGGTCGTTTCCATTTGAATTAGAATTTTTAAACGTTTCTACTTTTGTTAGAGAGCTTTCTAAGAAAACCTCTGTACAAATAGATAATCATATAAATACTATTATTAATGATGTAAAAAGTGGTTCATACAGCACAACTTTAGGACAAACAATTGGATATTTTCTTTCATCTGTTCACAGTGAAAAAATTTCAGGGGCTTCCATTGATGATGTTTTACAAGGGTATAGAGATACTTGTTATCAAACATCGATCTTAGCTTCTTTACATCCAATGAGATACGAAGACTTTTTAGAGAAATCATTAGATACTGTTGATTCATATGGTCTTGGAATTTCTATAATGAAAGTTTTAAAATTAATAACATCTGGACATACTCCTTTGGAAAAAGAGCGTGAACTAGGAGCATTGGCCTTTAAGATGTATCACCCATCAATTTTACAACGTATTCGTATTGAAGAAGCTACTTTATTATATGAAAAATTTTTAGAGAAACATGTTTTAAAGAAAAATGAACATTTTGTTAATCATAAAATTGTTAAAAAGACAAAAATAGCGGAAAAAATAGATAATGTCTTGGACAAGATCGAATTGAAAGATGTAAAAATGAATAAAAAACAAATGGATCAAGTATCCATTGAACCTATTAAAGAATGTATTAAAGGAAAGGAATATAATCCAATAACAAAACGTTGTGTAAAAGAATGCAAAAAAGGTTATGAACGTGATAATAGTACCTTTAAGTGTGTATTAAAAAAGAAACTTGCGAAACATGTTCCTACAAAAAGATTAAAATGTCCAAAAGGAAAAGTACGCAACCCAATAACAAAAAGGTGTGTTTTGAAATGTAAACCTGGATACAAACGTGATGATAAGTTTAGATGTGTATCCAAGAAAAAACGCAAAAGATGTCCTAATGGAACAAGAAAAAATAAGGAAACGGGTAAATGCGAACCTAAGAAGTAATTATAATATTGAACTTATAAAATTGATTTTTATTAAAACATAAATAAATAATATAAAATATTATTATTATTTATTAGTAAATGGCTACTGTAATAATAAAAAAACCAAAGAAGACCCTCGCTGAATTTGGAAAAATTGATAAAACTATTTATGGAGTTTATTTAAAGTCTGTTTTAGAAAGAAAGGTTTGTTTAAATATTACAGAAATCGGAAAGAGCGTAAAACAAAATTTAGAAATGAAATTGGAGATGCAATTGGGAGGAAAATGTGTTTATGAAGGATATATAAAACCCAAGACAGTGGAAATTCGTAGCTATTCATCTGGTTTGGTAAATGGAAATAATGTGGAATTTTATGTTACGTTTGATGCAATGGTATGTTTACCTGTAGAAGGTATGGAAATAGAATGTGTATGTAAGACTATTACAAAGGCGGGAATACATGCGGAAGTTATTGATAAAGAAAAAAATAAACCAATTACAATGTTTATAGCTCGCGACCATCACTACTTAGATTCTAAATTTAGTAATATAAAAGAAAATGATAAAATAATTGCTCGAGTTATTGGTATTCGTTATGAATTGAATGATGATTTTATTTGTACAATAGGGAAGTTGGTATAATATGTAGAATATAGGATTATAATATATTTATTAATTATATATTATGACGACTACAAATACAAACCCAAATTTTATACAAGTAGGACCTCAAGGGCCAATTGGTCCTAGTGGAGCTCAAGGGCCTCAAGGTCTAACAGGTAGTATTGGACTTAAAGGTGATCAGGGTGCTGCAGGACCTAGAGGTTTGGCTGCTAGTATTTCTGTAGGTAATGTTATAACAAGTGATGCTGGTACTCAAGCTACAATTATAAATTCTGGTGATCAATCCGATGCTATATTTAATTTCACAATACCTAAGGGTGACCAAGGAGACAAAGGTGATACAGGTACAGTAGAAGCAAATTATAGTTCTAGTAGTGGAGGAGCAACTTTTACATTAGACCCCGATACAGGTGATCTTTTTGTTCTTGGAACAGTTACTGCAAATGGTGTAACGTCAATAAATAATTCAACAACATCTACTTCAACAACAAGTGGTGCATTAACTGTAGATGGAGGTGTAGGAATTGGTGAAAATGTTTTTATTGGTGGAACTTTGGGTGTAGCTAGTACAATTAGTCAAACATCAGGCCAAGTGACATTTGGTGGAAATGTGAATGCGAATTCAGGTCTAGATATAGCAGGTGGCGCATTAACAATAACTAATCAAGAAATAACACAAACAGGTAGTGAACAAGTAACTTTTGGTGGTAATGTAGATGCAGATGCAGGTTTGGATGTAGCCGGTGGACCCTTAACAATAAATAATCAAGCAATAACACAAACAACTGGTGGTCAAGTAACTTTTGCCGGTAATGTAGATGCAGGTTCTGGTTTGGATGTAACAGCTGGTGTAGTAACAATAAGTGATACAACAACGTCTAATAGTACAGGAACTGGTGCATTAACTGTAGGTGGTGGTGTAGGAATTGGTGAAAATCTTAATGTAGCAGGAACATTAACTCAAGAAACAGGTCAAGTCATTTTTGGTGGAAATGTGGATGCGGGTGCAGGTTTGGATGTAACGGGTAATTTAAATCAAATAGGAAATACTTCTCAAGTAACTTTTGCTAGTAATGTGAATGCGAATTTAGGTCTAGATATAGCAGGTGGCGCATTAACAATAGACAATCAAGCAATAACACAAACAACTGGTGGTCAAGTAACTTTTGCTGGTAATGTAGATGCGGATGCAGGTTTGGATGTAACAGGTGGACCCTTAACAATAACTAATCAAGCAATAACACAAACAGGTAGTGAACAAGTAACTTTTGGTGGTAATGTAGATGCGGATGCAGGTTTGGATGTATCAGGTGTTTTAACTCAAACAGGAACTACTTCTCAAGTAACTTTTGCAGGTAATGTAGATGCAAATAATGGATTAGATGTAACAGGAGATGCATTGACTACTGCAGATGGTATTACGAATACAGCAGGTGAAGTATTAATTCAAGGAGGAAATCTTCAATTAAATGATAGTATTGCATTATCTTTTGGTACTGATGATGATACTTCAATATCACATAATAATACTAATTTTTCAATACAAAATACTACTGGAGATATTATAATAGATAATCAAAATACTAGTAAGAAAATAATCAACCGTTTAGGATCTGATGATACAAGTACCGCCTTTGAAGTTCAAGATAGTAATTCAGCTTCTATTTTAACACTAGATGGAGCGGGTGATTTGACTATTGGAAGTAATTTTAGTTATGATGAAAGTACATCAACATTAACAGTTACAAATATTGATGTAGAGGGAGGTACTATTGATGGTACAACAATTGGAGGTAATACAAAGGCGCCTGGTTCATTTACTACATTAGCATGCACAAGTACAATGGATGTTGGTAGTGATTTGACTGTCGTTGGTGATGCAGATTTACAAGGTTCTGTGAATATTGGAAATGCATTAGCTGATAATTTAACAATAACTGCTCGTTTAAATAGTGATTTTGTACCAAATTCTGATGGAGTACATAATTTAGGTGCTTCTGCACTTGGTTTTAATGACTTATTTTTAAGTAATGGAAGTATTATTAATTTTGATCAATCTGATGTTACATTGACTCATTCTACAAATACAATTACGTTAAATGGTAATAGTACAGTGACTTTTGACTTGAACAATCAATTTATGACGAATGTTGATATTAATAGTGGGGTTATAGATAATACACCTATTGGACAAACCGGACAATCGACTGGTGCTTTTACTACAATTACTGCTAGCGCAAGTATTGATGTAAGCGGTAGTGGTGGTATTATATTGGAAAATGACCAAACAATTACAAATTCAATAGATGGAACAGTATTAATAAATGGTATAGTATCTGCAGGGACAGGTTCAGATACAGGTGTATTTCAATCAAATGGAGAGTATGATTTAAGATTGCAAACAGGAAATGGAACTACGGGAAATATAACAATAACAGATGGCGCAAATGGAGATATATCATTGAATCCAGATGGTACTGGTAGTGTTAATATTAATGCAGATACAGCTACTTTTGTATCTGCAAATAGTACAGACCCTTTAGTTATTATTAAAAATACTACAAACGATGCAAATGGTGCTAGATTACAATTTATTAAAGATAAAGGTAGTCAAGGTGCAGCGGATGATGTAAATGGAATAATACAATTTTTTGGAGATGATTCAAATCAAGACCAAGTACAGTTTTCAGAAATTAAATCTCAAGTTAAAATTGCTACAAACGGTCAAGAAGGAGGAAAATTTACTATATCTGTTGCTGAACACGATGGAACATTGACTTCAGGATTAATAATAGAAGATGGTAATCAGGATGGTGAAATAGATGTATCTATTGGTGCTGGAGCAGATTCGACAACAACAATTCAAGGTAATTTAGTTGTTACTGGTAGTTTTGGCGGTAGTACAACTGGTACAATTGAAAATGCTACAAATGTCGCAGTAACTGCTAATGATACTAGTGCGAATGATGTATTTATAACATTTGTTAATGGACAAAGTGGAAATAAAGGTATTAAAACAGATTCACTACTAACATACAATCCACTTTCGAATACATTATTTGCAGGTATAGTATCTGCAGGGACAGG